TTTGTGGACAGAATTTATAAAAAGGAAAGATGATGGCGATCTCGCGGGGTTCAATGTCAAAACAAATTTCCAAACCTGGAGGTAAAAAGTGGAGTGCCAAGAGGAAGAGAAAGATCGATTGCTCACGACCTAGAGGATTTTCTGAAAGAGCACATTGTGCCTCTAAAAAAAGGAGAAGTGGTAAGAGGTAGTCCAGTTAAATACTGCGTGTACTGTAAACATAAAAAATGGTCATGTATTTGTAATAAAAAAAGGAGAATGTAATGCCAAAAGACGCATGTTATCATAAGGTAAAAGCCAGATATAGGGTATTTCCATCAGCGTATGCCTCGGGTGCTATCGCAAAATGTAGAAAAGTTGGCGCTGCAAACTACGGAACTGGTGGTAAAAAGAAGAAGAAAAAAGCCGAAGGTGGTTTAATGGCGGCTATAAAGAGAGTTGACAGAGAGCAGTCAATGAAAGCCAAAGAGGGCAAAGTCGTAAGAATGACTAAACGAAAGTCAAGTAATCCTAACATAGCACGAGGTTGTGGTGCTATCATGTCAAACAGAAGAAAAAAGACAAAGTACGCATAATGGCAGTTAGAAAAACAAAAGCTGGTTTAGCACTCAAAAGATGGTTCAAGGAAGACTGGAAAGATCAAAGAACTGGTAAACCTTGTGGTCGTCAAAAGGGTGAAAAAAGAGGTACTCCCTACTGTAGACCAACGAAACGTATTTCTAAAAAAACACCAAAGACAGCATCAGAGATGACAGCAACTGAAAAACGTAGTAGGATAGCACAGAAGAAAAGAATAGGACAACCAGCAGGTAAGCCTAGAAGAGTTAAAGCATTGAGAAGAAAGAAGAAATAAATGGCAACTTCAAGCTCAAGAGATTTTGATTTAGACGTAGGGGAACTTATTGAGGAGGCATACGAAAGGTGTGGCTTAGAGATGAGAACTGGGTACGATGCTAAAACTGCTAGAAGATCTTTGAATCTTATGTTTGCAGACTGGGCAAACAGAGGACTTAATTTATGGACAGTAAAACAAGCAACTGTATCTGTTAGTTCTGGAACCGCATCTTATACTCTTGTGGACAGCACAGTCGTAGATTTACTAGAAGTTGTATTACGAAATAGCAGTGGTACTGATTTTACTCTTACACAAATGAGCCGTAGTGAATATTTAAGAATACCAAATAAAACAAGCACTGGACAACCAAGTCAGTATTTCTTTGACAGACAAGTTACACCTACAATTACGTTGTGGTCTACTCCTGATGACTCTTACACTTTGGTCTTTTACTATGTAAGACGAATAGAAGATGCAGACGCTTTGGTTAATACAACTGACGCACCTTTTAGATTCTTACCTTGTATGGCAGCTGGACTTGCTTATTATATAGCTATAAAACGAGCACCAGATAGAATACAGATACTCAAAGCTATCTATGAAGAAGAGTTTCAAAGAGCCGCAGCAGAAGATGCGAGTAGCACACCACTAAAGTTGACACCTAATATTTCATACTTGAGGTACTAATGGCTAGGTACGCAAGTGGTAAAAAGGCATACGGATACTCAGATCGGTCTGGCTTTCGCTATCGTTTGCGTGACATGAGAAAAGAATGGAATGGACTAAAAGTAGGTCCAGACGAGTACGAGGCTAAACACCCACAGTTAGAGCCTAATTATCCAGGCCCAGACCCCACAGCATTGTATGAACCAAGACCAGACAAAAGAACAGAAGTATCTGTAGAAAATTTATTAGGATTGAATCCATTTTTATCTACAGCTAGTAGTGCATCTATCACAGTCATAGAACCATCACATGGTAGATCAACAAGTGACACTGTTAGATTCAGAGATGCGACTGGTTTTGATGGGTTTACAGCAACTGTTTTGAATAATTCTTCTGGTTATGCTATAACCAAAGTAGATGATAATACATATACGTTTACAGCAAGTAGTGGCACTGCTACAACTGGAGGAATAAGAGGTGGTGGAGGATCTGTCACTGCTGGACCTGTAACATTGGGGACATAAATGAGTTTTACAAAAGCAACATTAACAACAGCAATACAAGATTATACTGATAATTCAGAAACAACTTTTGTAAACAACATACCTAACTTTGTAAAAGCTGCCGAAGAAAAGATATTAAAAAGTGTAGACCTAGATTATTTTAGAAAGAATGTAACAAGTGCGTTAACATCATCAGACGAGTTTCTTACAGTGCCAACTGATTATCTTGCATCCTTTTCTTTACAGATAACCACATCTGGGTCTGAAAGTTTTTTGTTACAGAAAGACGTAAATTTTTTAAGAGAATACACACCAGCTTCAACAACAACTGGACTACCAAAATATTATGCTAGATTTGATGAAGATAACTTTATTCTAGCACCCACACCAAACAGTAATTATACAATACAATTAAATTATTTTTACAGACCAGCCAGTTTAACGGCAGGTTCTGACAGTGGTACAACATGGGTTAGCACTAATGCACCTTTTGCTTTACTTTACGGAACTCTCATAGAGGCTTATACTTTTATGAAAGGTGAGCCAGATGTGATACAAAACTATAATGGACTGTTTACACAATATCTAGAAAGAGTAAAAGATCTTGGAGAAGCAAGAGAAAACACAGATGGTTATAGAGTTGGTCTGCCATCGAGACCGAGAACATAGGAGTAGAAAATGGCAACAGCAAATGCAGCAACCACCTTCTTGGAAAATAGACTTTTAAGTTTTATTTTTAAAAACAACGCGGCATCGTTTAGTTCACCTGGAGATGGTATATATGTCGGGTTAGCAACAGCAGTATCTAATTTTAATGACTCAACTGGTGAATCTGGAGATCCATCAATAACAGAAGCTACGTTTACAAATTACGCAAGAGTGCAAGTTACTGCTTCAAACTGGACTTTGACGGCTGAGTCTGCCGATACACAAACAATTAAAAACGCCGCTAATATAGAGTTTGCCGCATCTGGTGGTACAAACAACACAATCACTCATGTGTTTGTAACAACCGCAGCTAGTGCTAGTTTAGATGTAGTTGGATCTGGTGGTAACGTATTATTTATAGGTGCGTTAGATGCAAGTAAAACAATAGCGAGTGGTGATATATTTAGAATAAACGCAAACAACTTAACAATAGAGTTGAAGTAATGGCTTTAGTATTAAACGACAGAGTAAAAGAAACTACAACCACAACTGGAACTGGCACACTTACATTAGCTGGTGCAGTTACTGGATTTGAAACTTTTGCTGCTGGTGTTGGAAACAGTAATACTACATACTATGCAGTTACATTACCTGGAACAACAGAGTTTGAGGTCGGTTTAGGTACACTTAGCAGTGATTCAAGCACTATGGCTAGAACTACAATTATCAGTAGTTCAAATAGCGACAGTGCAGTTAATTTTAGTGCTGGTACAAAAACAATCTTTTGTACAATACCTGCATCAAAGTCAGTGTTTTTAGATGCAAGTGGTAACGCAACATTAGGTGCAGATCTATCTATAGGTGATGACCTTACTGTAAATGGTGGTGTAATTGAACTTAAAAACACTGGAGCACAATCAGAATTAAGAATGTATTGTGAAAGTTCTAATGCACACTATGCAGCATTAAAAGCACCAGCACACTCTGACTTTGCTGGTAATACTACGTTAACACTTCCTGCAACCACAGATGTTATAGTTGGTAGAGCAACTACTGATACACTCACAAATAAAACTTTGACTGCACCAACATTAACTGGCACAGCAGTTATGGCAGACTTAGATATATCTGGTGATGTAGATGTTGATGGCACATTAGAAGCAGACGCAATTACAGTAAACGGAACTGCACTTAATACAGTTATTGCAGGTGTAACAGTAACAAACGCAACTAACTCTGCTCATGTGTTAGTTACAGATAATGAAAGCACTGATGAAGAAAACTTAATTACATTTGTTGAAGATGCTACATCTAGCACTGGTAATGTTGGATTAGAAATGGATGGTAATTTAACTTATAATCCAAGCAGTGGCACAGTAACTGCCACAATATTCAAAGGTAACATAGATGCAGTAGATGGTGACTTTGATGGCACACTAGAGGCAGATGCTATAACATTAAATGGAACAGCAGTTACAACAACTGCTACATTATCAACTGGTATATCTAATGGTAATGTATTAGTTGCAACAAGTGGTGTAGCAGATAATGATTTTTTAAGAGTTGATGGTACAAGTATAGAAGGCAGAAGTGCCTCTGAAGTATTGTCTGATATAGGTGCAACAACTGCTTCGGCAGCAGCGGATGAGGCTACAGCTTTAGCAATAGCGTTAGGATAATGATATGGCAAATACATTCAAAGTGATTACAAGAGATGTTGCTCCAGCCTCTGCTGGAACGCCAGAAACTCTTTATACAGTTCAGTCTGGAAGCACAATAATTGTGCTAGGATTAACACTGGCTAATGTGCATACTGCACAAGTTACTGGTACAGTTCAACTTGTAAGTACAACTACACAAACATCTCAAACACAAAATACCACAGCACATATAGTGAAAGACATACCAGTGCCAGTTGGATCATCAGTAGAAATTATGGCTGGTAACAAGATAGTTTTAAATGTAGGAGATATAGTAAAGATAGATTGTTCTGTTGCAGATAAGCTATCAGTGACCATGAGTTATATGGAGATCACATAATGCCGTATTTAGGTAACACAGCAGGTAATAGATTTGTAGCTAGTAAAGCAGCCACACAGTTTTCAGGTGATGGTTCTACAACTGCATTTACACTAGACCACGCAGTAGGTTCTGATGAGGATATACTTGTATCGGTGGATGGTGTTATACAAGAGCCTTCTGTAGCATATGCAGTAAGTAATGGAACAACACTTACATTTACAGGCGCACCATCAAGTAACTCAGGTAATAACATTTTTGTGTACTACTTGTTTAGAACAGTGGGTACAGTAGACCATCCGTCTACAAGTGCTTTGAGTGCAACAAGTGGTACGTTTAGTACAACTCTAAATGTTACAGGTCTTGTTGGCATTGGTAACTCTGTGCCTTCATCATTTAATGGAGGAGCAAACAATCTTGTAGTGGGAACAGGTAGTGGTTCAGAAGGCATGTCTATATATGCAGATAGTTCTTCTAATAGTGCAATATTCTTTGCTGATGGCACATCAGGTGCAGCAACTTATACTGGTCAGATAAATTATCAACACGCTTCTGATGCTATGACTTTTCATACAAATGGTGGCACGGAGAACATGAGAATTGATTCCATCGGTGCTGTAACCAAACCAAATCAACCTGCTTTTCTAGCAAAACTTTCTGGTAATCAAACTAATATAACTGCCGATGGGTCTCATCAAACCGTACAGTTTGATACAGAAATATTTGACCAAAATGCAGATTTTAATACTAGTAATTATACTTTTACTGCACCAGTGACTGGAAGATATCATCTTTCTACAGTAATATATTCAGAAGCACTAGATACTGATGCAAATTTTTCATATATAACAATACTAACATCCAATAGAAATGCCTTTCTTATATTAACCCCTAAATTCTCAGCAGACCCAAGTTATTGGTTTTTTTCAGGTTCTCTGCTTATGGACATGGATGCAAGTGACACTGCTATTATTACATATGTTCAAGGAACAGGGGCTGCACAAACAGATATAAATGCAACTTCATATTTTTCAGGCTATTTAGTCTGTTAGCCAAGAGTGAAACAACTCAATCATAAAGGAGATAAAAATGGCAAATCACACAAAGACAATAACATTAACAGATTTACAACAAAAGATTCTGTCTAATGATTTATACAATGATGTATCAGACAACAAAGGTATAGACGAGTGGTTGGATGGTGCAATTAATGGCAAGTTAAACAACTGTTGGAAGCGTATGCAACAAGATTGGACTACAAAGTTAATGAATGATGAAAGTTTCACAGACCCTATACCAAGTAATCAAGCAGACTTTGTTGCACTTGTAACTGCAAGAAGTGACTATAAGACTCGCAAACAAAGAGATGATGCTAGTAAAATTAGCTAGGAGTAACAAATGGCATTAACAAAAGTAATAGGCAATGGAATAGGAACATTAGGTGATGGCACAGCTAATGATACTAAAATTGTATTTGATGGTAATGCCCAAGATTATCATATAGGTTTAGATGATAGCTCTGACAAATTAGTTATAGGTAAGGGTACAGCACTTGGCACTACAACTTCTATGACTTTTGATGCAAACGGAATAATCAATAAACCTTTGCAACCAGCCAGTAACGCAGTTGTGAGTTCTCATTTTACAATACCAATCAATACAAATCACGATGTGGTTTTTGGCACAGAGAATTATGATGTAAATGGTGACTACGACACATCAAATGGTCAGTTTACTGCACCTGTAGATGGTAAATATTTAGTAAGTACTAGTTTATATGTTTTTAATTATTTAGATACAGATGCGAGTTATTACTATTTAACTTTATTTACAAGTAATGAAACTGTTGATGTTCTTTTCTTCACAAGTTCTTTTTTAGATTCAGATTCAAGTGGTTTTAATATGCAATGTTCTGCCGTATTGGGTATGGATGCAGGTGATACAGCAAAAACAATAATATATCAAAGTGGTGGTGCGGCTCAAACACAAGTCGCTGGTGCTCATTCAAACTTTAATGTTACTTTATTATGTTAGGAGATAATTTATGCCCTATATAGGAGTCAGTCCACAATTTGGAGTTAGAAGAAAGCACACTTATACTGCTACTGCTGGGCAAACTAGTTTTAGTGGTGCAGGATCAGAAGGTGCAACATTAAGTTACACAGATAGTAACTTTGTTGACGTATATCAAAATGGTGTAAAGTTAGGTGATGCCGATTACACATCTACGAGTGGCACAGCTATTGTTTTAGCTCAAGGAGCGTCAGTTGATGATCTTGTAGAAATAATAGTTTTTGATGCCTTTAGTGCCGCAGACACTGTAAGTAAAGCAGATGGTGGTACGTTTGATGGTAATGTTACTATGGGTGGTACACTTGCTGTTACAGGCAATGGAACAGTGGGTGGCACACTTGGTGTTACAGGAAATCAAACTAATAGTGGTAGTGTTACTATAACAGGTGACCTTGCATCATCTACAAGTGGCACATCAAACTTCAGAGCAGGTGTTAGTGCAGGTAGCCTTATTGGAAGTGGTGCAAATTACAATACTTTTGTAGGAGACCGAGCAGGAAGAGTTTGTAGTTCTGGCGATAATAATGTAGCTATTGGATTTGAAGCCTTAGATTCTGAAATTGGAGGAGGAGCTTCTGTTGCTGTTGGTTATCAAGGATTGCTTGACCAAAACACTTCAAGTACTAATTATAACACAGCAGTTGGTTATCAAGCAGGAAAATCAATCACATCAGGTATTCAAAATACTTTAATTGGTGGTCTTGCAGGAGATGCCTTAACTGATGCTGACTACAATGTGGCAATTGGAAAAGGTGCTTTAACAGCCTGTACACAAGGTAGTAAAACTACTGCTATCGGTACAGCGTGTTTAGAATCACAAAATATTTCTTCAGCTGCAGATAGTTTAAATACAGCAGTTGGTTTTTCGGCAGGTTATGGTTTAACATCTGGAAAACAAAATACACTAATGGGAGTAAATTCTGGAGTTGGTGCTATTACTGGAAATGGTAATTCATGTTATGGACTTGAATCTGGCAATAGTATAACATCAGGAGCATACAATACTTTTATAGGAAGATATACAGCAGACAGTTGCACTACAGGTTCTTACAATACTCAATTAGGAAATGATACAGATGTTAGTGCATCAGATGTTCAATTTGCAGTTGCTATCGGACACTCAGCAGTTGATAAAGGAACTAATACTTGTTTCATTACTCCTACCTCTGGGTGTTATCAAGGTAATAATAGTTCTTCTTGGTCAACAACTTCTGATAAACGTATCAAGAAAAATATAACTGACAACAATACAGGTCTTGATGCTATTAACAAAATTAAAGTTAAAAACTTTGAGTATAGAACTATAGATGAAATAGTTGATTTTGATAATCCTAAAGCTGCTGTTGTTAACGTAGAAGGAACAAGAGTAGGTATAATTGCACAAGAAATTAGAGAAGTATTGCCAGATGTTGTTACTGAACAAAGCACTGGAGTATTAGGTGTTAACCCAGATAATATGACTTGGTATTTAGTTAATGCAGTTAAAGAATTATCAACTAAAGTGACTGCACTTGAAACAGAAAACACAACACAAGCAACACAGATTGCTGATTTGATTAGCAGAGTTACAGCATTGGAGAGCAAATGACCAAAGCAGCAGAATTAGCAAAGATGGGTGAGATCCTAAGTAATTCACAGATTGGTAGGAAAAACATCATAATTAATGGTGGTATGCAAGTAGCACAGAGAGGTACGAGTTCTACTGGTCTTGGTGGAAGTAGTGGTATTTATCCAACTTTAGATAGAGTAAAAATAGGTGTAGGTAACACGGATGGTCGTTTTACTATGTCACAATCTGCTGTCACAGATTTAGAGGGTTTTTCAAACGCATTGAAAATTGATTGTACTACAGCAGATACTTCTGTTGCAGCTAATGAATTTTTGATATTACAACTTCCTATAGAAGGATTTGATGCTCAACAGCTTAAAGCAACAAGCACAACGACAAGAGCATTTACTTTATCATTTTACGCAAAGTCAAATGCGAGCAGAGCCATATCATCCGAAGTTAATTTTACAAATGGAACTAACAGAAGTGCAAGTAAATTACACACTATTGGAACATCGTGGGCGAGATATACTTTTACCATTCCTGCCGCAAGCAGCACACAAGTTGATAATGACAATTCACATGAATTGAGCATAAACTTTTGGCTTCATGCAGGTACAACATATTCTAGTGGAACTATGAGTGCATCATTAGAGTCTATAACAAATGCAAACAGAGCAGCAGGAATAGGAAGTATTTTTGCATCAACTGATAACGAAATAGAGATTACAGGCATACAACTAGAAGTAGGCTCACAAGCCACACCATTTGAGCATAGGTCAATCGGAGATGAACTTTTGTTGTGTCAGAGGTATTTCTCACACAGTGGTGATCCAGTAAATAATAGTTTTGTTCATCATTGTTATAATACAACTGATGCTTATGGAAACTTTCGTTTTCCTGTTTCTATGAGAACTTCGCCAACAGTAACATTAGCTGCTACTGGAAGTAGTTACTTTTATTCTGCTGGTTCTAGTAGGTCAATTACTTCTTTTAATGTGCAAAATCCAAGCGATTTGAATTTTCAACATAAAGCAGTTGTTTCAGGTATAACATCAGGACATGCAGGTCATGTTGATACTAATTCAAGTGTAAGATTTTATGAAGCAGATGCAGAGTTATAGGAGAAATTATGAATATTACGTCAGCCAAATATATGAACGCAACTAATCTTCACGATGGAACAACATATAAAGACACGATTAAAGCAACAATAGATAATGTAGAAATGTTTGTACCACTAAATAATGACAACAGACACTACCAAGCAATTCAAGAATGGGTAGCTGAAGGCAACAAGATAGAGGATGCTGATTAATGTTGGGTCACGCTGCCATAGCCGAAGCTGCAATCGCTGATGTAGGTGGCGTATTATTATTAGCAACAGCAGAGATGAACGCTCTTGCCTCAAGCTCTAGCATAGGATCTGGAACACTTGTAGGTGTATCATCTTTAAGTGGTAATTTTACACAAACAACAGCAGGTATATTTATAACTGGCAGTGTGAACGCAGAAGTTAGTTCTAGTTTTACACAAACCACAGAAGATATAAAGATAGTCAACTTTACTGATGTAACCATGAGTAGTGCGTTTACACAGACGGCAGATGGCACACTAATAGCCATAACATCAGCTACAACAGATTTGAATTTTACAAAAACATCATCTGGAGATATAATGTTTGTAAATGTTGTAACAGATGCCACAACAGAAACATATACAGAAATAACACCGAGTGGCACAGAAACATGGACAGAGATTACGCCTAGTGGCACAGAGACATATACAGAAATAGTGAGGTAAGCATGGCAAGTACATATACATCAAACATAGGAGTTGAAAAGATAGGTGCTGGTGAACAAGCTGGCACATGGGGTACAACTACCAACAACAACCTAGATATACTAGACAGAGCCATTAATGGTGTGGGTGCTATCACATTATCTGGTACAACACATACTCTGACAACTAGTGATGGCACATTATCAGATGGTGGTTTTAAAGTTCTTGTTTTAGGTGGATCTCCATCTGGTACAAACACAATAACAATATCCCCTAACGATCAAGATAAAGTTTATATAGTGCAGAATGGTACAAGTCAGACTGCTACATTTACACAAGGATCTGGTGGTAATGTATCTGTGGCTGCTGGATCAAAGAAAATTATATTTGCAGATGGTGCAGGATCTGGTGCAGCCGTTACTGATGTAACAGATGCACTTGACGTAGCAACATTAAGATTAGGTGGCACAGCTATAACATCTACAGCAGCAGAGCTTAATCTTATGGATGGTGGCACAAGTGCTGGAACAACAGCAGTTGCAGCAGGTGATGGTATCGTAACAAACGATGGTGGCACAATGAGACAGACCACTGCTGCTACCTTTTCTACATATTTTAATGCTAATCTTGTAGCAACACCAAATGCTATTACAGCAACATCGACACTAACGCCAAGTTCAGCACAATCTATATATTTAAGAGTAGATACGTCTGCTGGTGATGTCACATTAACTTTAGCAATAGGTAGTTTAGCAATAGGTCAGTACGTAATTGTAGATAAAATAAGTTCATCTAATACATTAACTTTAGCTTATCCTTCAAACTCACAAGGTGTAAGTCTTGGTAGTTCGGTATCTTT